GGCAACTGCTGTTGCTGGCCCTCTGGGTGGCATGGCGGTGTCCGCTCTGGCTTCTAAATTTGGTGTTTCCGATACTGTCGAATCCGTTGCAAAAGCGATTGCTGGTGACCCGCAGGCGGCTCAGAAGATTGCTGAAATTGAATTAGAGTTTGCCAAGTTAGCGGCAGACGCTATGAAGAACGAAGATAACAATGTTTCTACCCGTTGGTCAGCAGATATGGCATCTGACTCTTGGTTGTCTAAGAACATTCGACCCATGAGCCTTGTAGCCATCTTTATAGGCTACTTCCTGTTTGCCATGATGTCTGCCTTTGGCTTAAACGCTAACGAAGCCTATGTGACTTTGTTAGGTCAATGGGGTATGTTGATTATGGGTGCATACTTTGGCGGTAGGACTGTCGAGAAACTTGCAGAGATGCGAAAGAAATAATTATGTTGCTTACACCGCACTTTACTTTAGAAGAACTGACCCATACTGACCATAGAGAGTTTGACAACACACCTAATAGTTCTGAGATAAACAACCTCAAGCGACTAGCGGAGATGCTAGAAGAAGTTAAGACCTTGCTAGATGGCAAGCCGATTATGGTTAACTCTGCGTTTAGGTCAAAAGCCGTAAATGATGCTGTGGGTTCAAAAGATACATCACAGCACAGAGTTGGTTGTGCGGCTGACATAAGAGTACCAGGTCTTACGCCAGACCAAGTAGTGCAAGCCATTAAGAACTCACCAATACAGTTTGACCAACTTATAAGAGAGTTCGATTCTTGGACACACGCTTCTGTTCCAAACAACCCGTCTGGTACACCACGCAAACAAGTATTGATTATTGATAAACAAGGCACACGAGCGTATTCATAAATTGTTCATATTGATAACGCCTAATACGCAACATGAAAATACAGCGAGTAAATACGCGACTCGACTCTGTGCAGGCAAGGCTGTCGGTACTACAAAAGAAGTGCTTACCTTATGACAACGCTTATGACACAACTAATGGAACTTGGTGGATTGCTACTAAGGCTGGTGTGGACATTGGTTTTGCAGGCCTTATTTGTAGTCCTTGGTGGTCTGATTGTGCTTACCTTATACGCTGTGGTGTTTTGCCTGATTATCGTGGACTCGGCTTACAGAAGAAGTTTATTCGTGTCCGAATCAGACAAGCAAAAACTCTCGAAATGAATTGGATTGTCACGAGTACCTATGACAACCCAGCCTCTGCAAATTCTCTAATCTCCTGCGGTTTCAAGATGTTTAACCCAAGCAAGCCTTGGATGACTAAACATACCTCCTATTGGCGTTTAAAACTGGAATAGATATGACTCAAACACCTAATGTTTCTGATGCTGAGTTTATAGAATTGTGGAAAACACACCAATCTATTGCTGCTGTACACAAAATAATAGGGGGTAACCTAAGAACCCTTCAGAGGCGTAGAGTGCAATTAGAGCAAAGATATGGTTTGTTAATGCAAGCCAAGAATCCACAAGGCAGACCAGAAAGACCTAAAAGCGCATACGAGCGTAAGCAGCTGGGCATCCTCAATGGCGTTGGAATTGTGTTTAGTGATGCACACTATTGGCCTGGCATTGTTACAACGGCTCATAAAGGCCTTTTATGGGCGATTAAAGAGTTTAAGCCATCATTTGTGATATGTAATGGAGATGCGCTCGACGGGGCATCAATTAGTCGTTTCTCGCCCTCTGGTGTTGCTGGCAAAGAACCAAGTCTTATAGAAGAGTTAAAGGCTTGCCAAGAAAGGCTTGGAGAAGTCGAGGAAACCGCCAAGGAAGCCCGCCACAATGTCAAACTGGTCTACACATGGGGCAACCACGATGCGCGGTTTAACGCCCGTCTAGCAGCCAATGCGCCAGAGTTTGCACAGACCTATGGGTTTAAATTGGAAGACCATTTCCCTAACTGGGAATTCTGCATGACTTGTTGGGCAACAGAAGATGTGGTTATTAAACATCGCTACAAAGGTGGTGTCCATGCTACCCACAACAATACAGTCGGTGCTGGTAAAACAATAGTTACAGGTCATCTACATTCTTTAAAAGTAACGCCTTACTCTGACTATAACGGCAACCGATTTGGTGTTGACACGGGTACACTTGCAGAACCCTATGGGCCGCAATTCTCATACGGGGAAGACAACCCATTGAACCATCGCTCTGGTTTCGCAATTCTGACATTTAATGATGGGAAACTGCTTTGGCCTGAGTTAGTTCACAAGTGGGATGACGGGCAAGTGGAATTCAGAGGTAGTATTATTAATGTCAATTAAAAGGATTTGTATGTATAAAATTGAAATCGAATTGGGCTGGGAAGAGACAGTTACTATCGTGACTGATGACTTCAACAAAATCGCCCTTATCCAAGAGTTCATTGCTTTGCAAGAAGACTGCAACTGGTGCGAAGAAGAAGACGAAGAGTTGACATTCGTTGACGAAGACGGCATCACTTGGGTCTATGACGAACTATTAGACGAGTGGGTTGTCTACGAAGAAGAAGAAGAAGAAGACGAAGAAGACTACGAGTAAATCAACGGCATAACGTCTGCTACGATTTCTTGAATACAGATTAAGGTCTGTTCCATAGGGACATCGTGCTTGCGTTGTGAGCGTAATGACTCGCTAATCTCACTAAGGGCTATCCAAGCATCAGCTGCATGGATGGCTCTTTTTGCATCTTCTATATCTTCAAACTCTAGAGTTACTTTCATCTATCCTCCGACAGCATAAGCACAGCAACCAGTACGGCAACAATGGCTACTGCGCCAAATAAGATTAAAAACACTACCCAAGCAACTGTTTCTAGCATTTTTTTTCCTTTATGTCCCGATAAGAACATTTATTATCATTTAAGAGTGTTTTTGTGCATTTATGACCCGAAAGGGATATTTTTTTGCATGAATTTTCAATGAGGTTCTTCTGCTGGCCAGCATCTAATTGTCCAGGACTCACCATATTCTTTTATTGTCAGAAGTGGATAGCCTTTTCTGACAATCCATTCGCTTAACTGGCCATCGGCATCTGGGTCGTATATAGCAGGGAAACCATACTTCCAGCCCTCTGGTGGGTCTACCCACATCTTGTTTGTCGCAACTGTGTCGCTAGTTTTTCTCTTGCGCCACAGGCTCACAGCATGGCCTCATGGATTCTTGCTAACTGTTCGTTACGCTTACGCAACTGTATTTCGTACTCATACAGCAGCCTATTTAATTCAGCAATTTCTTGACGGAGATGATTAGTCTCCAGTTGATATTTCACAACATTGACGGCTAATGCGTCATCAAATTCCATTTCATCGAACGCTGCATCCAATTTTTCTTGATTCATATTAGCCGCCTTTGTTAGTTAAAAGGGAAAATCGTCTTTATCAGACTTTTCTTTTGGTGGATTCATATACGCCCAGCCTGACCAGCCGCCATCTACGATAGGCATACAGTCAAACTTGAGCATAGGCCCGTTCTTGGTTTCGATAACCGAACCAATTCGTTGATAGCGATTCTTTTCTGCGCCATCTTTGTTGGTGTATTTGCCAGAGATTACGCTGACTTCATATTGTGTTTTACTCATATTTTTCCTTTAGTTTTGCTACTTTGCTATCCAACTCCGCTAAGAATTGGCTAACCTCTTTTTCCAGCATTGCACAGTATTCTGGGTCAAATTCGACCTCTTGTACAAACAACTGGAGATTCTCTGGTAAGCGATTGTCAAAACTGACGAAATCGCACCATTTTCGTTGACAGCACAGCATCTGCCATTGCATTTGCGTGATGTATTTAGTTGGCACTTTGCCTGATAACAGCGTGTCAATGTGTGTGGCTGTGTTTGGGCATTTAATCTCTACCAAGCCATCATCTGCAACCAATCCATCTGGGCTTGCGCCCGACATTTCTATGCGTGGGTGGTTGATAAAGCCTACTTCTTTTACCAGTAAATTACGGGCGTTTTCGTAGGCTGACCTGGCTAATGGCTCAGTCTGCGTTCCGTGTTCCATCGCTGCATTGGTAAACGACTCGCCCTTTTGACCAGTAAGGCGCTCACAGATTAACTGCGCCATGTAGTTATCTCTGCTTGCTGAATAACCAGTCTTAGTCTTGGCTATTACATCTGCTACCCGTGAGGCAGTTACTTTACCCAAGCGGGCGGTAAACCATTCGTTAGTTTGTTGTTCCATTATTGTTCCCTCGCTTTCATCATTGCGTCTGCTAACAAATAAGCATCACCTGCTATACATTCATAAACATAATCAGGTTCAACATTTTCGTAAAGTATTGGCGTAATAGATTGCATAGCCTTAGCCGCAAAGTAATCACGCAAAGTCATGCCTCTAGACGCGTCATGTTTATTATTTTCTGTTGCATACGGAAATGCTGATTCATTCATTCTTTTCTCCCAAAAATATGTTGTTCCCAAATACCTTGACGGCACTTGTTTTCTACTTTCATTAAATGTTTATACCGACCAGAACAGTCCTCGCAAATGGTGCAAGACTCATTTGCTATACGCGCACAGTCCCTCCATTCGTCGTAAAGTTTCATGGTCGGAAAGCACATTGGCTTTATGCTTGTAGGTAGTTCAATCATCCTAGTTTCCGCTTCATCATGTCTTTAGCAGCTGTGACGGCTGTTAGCCATTCTTTATCGTTACCGGCTGCTTTATAGGCATCCTTAAACGCTTCTTGCAAAACCTCGACAGACTTAGCGTCTTGTATAGCGGACAAGTGGTCTTGCATGGCGTTATTGTTTGCTTTGACTGGCTTGCTACCAGCGTTGCCGTCATCGTCTTCTGGTGCTATACCGCAAGCCGCCATAAGGCTATATCTACGAGCGTAGGTAAGGGCTGACGCATAGCCTTGGGGGTCGTGTTTAACAGCGGGAAAGTGGACTATTCCACACTCCAGCATCTCGCCAGATTCGTGGACAAATACAGTCTCGACCATAACTCCGTTGTCGCAGTCGTAGTTTTTTTGCAACAGATAGATTCCGTTGTCGTTTAGCGCGTCTACAACAGCCTCAACACAAGCCGATAGGTCAGCATAGCGTGAGCGGAAATGCGGGTTGGTGGCGGTCTTTAAAGCAGGCCCAAAAGCCTTTTGTGCTTTGACAAGAGCAGTTGCAATGTTTTTCATTTAGTTTCCAGTAATTAGTAAAGCAAAGATAAGACCAGCAACAAAGCCAGATAACCAAAAGATTACTTGGTCTGCTTTAGTGGGTTTGGTGGGGGTGTATGGGCCGTCAATCATGTTAGACCTCATAGTGTTTAGATTCGTAACGGGCAAGCGCGTAGTCGAGTTCGTCGTTGTCAGCCTGTTCTTTACAAGCCTTAACATAACCACGCTCAAGGGATTGGATTACTGTGTCACGCAGTAAGTCGGTGATAAGTGCATCACCTATATAGACAAACCAAAGGTTGTCGGTGTCTGAGTCAAAGTAACATTCGAGGTCAACGCCTGGCGCGTCTGGGTGCTCGCACACCATACAGTCAAATTCGCTGTGTTCTGCTTTCATACTAACTCCTAAAAAGACCTTTTCGCGTGAATCGCTTACGGCATGACTGAACTATATTAGATTTCTAATAACCTAGTCAAGTGCGGGGTTATTAGAATACTAATGTAGAATTTTTAGCATGACAAAACAAGAAATTATCAAATTGGCAGGCTCACAAGATGCGCTTGCCAAGATTCTGGGAATCACCCAAGGTGCAGTGTCGCAATGGGGAGACAAGATTCCAGAAGGCCGTTACTGGCAGTTGATGGTTTTAAAACCTGAGTGGTTTAAGTCATAATTGTTTTGAACACGGCTAGGTCTGAAGTCATGAGCAGACCGAAAAGGGTTACGCCTTCCCCTGCCGATGTTTCTTTCAAAGGTGCGTAAAAGGCATAAAAATGCAAATAAAGAACTGGAAAAAGTTTCAACACTTTAAGGATAGAAAACCGCCTTGGGTTAAGTTGTATCGAGATTTACTTGACGATATTGACTGGTTTGAACTTGACCCAAAAGCCGCAAAAGTCTTAGTAATGCTATGGTTAATAGCCAGCGAAGACGATGGCAACATACCAACTGCAAAACAACTGGCTTTTCGATTAAGGATGTCAGAAAAGGAAACAGAAGTTTGCATTTCCAAGTTGTCTCATTGGCTGGAACAAGGTGATAACGAAGTGATATCAACACGATATCAAGATGATGCACCAGAGACAGAGAGAGAGACAGAGAAAGAGATAGAGACAGAATGTATTAGCCCACCTAGCGGTGGACTGCCAAACTGTGACCATGAAAAAGTAATAGCCCTATACCACCAGCACTTGCCGAC